GAAAGATGACCGCGCCGACTTGTCCTCGGGGGCATGGAGAGGATTCGGCGATGAGGCGAGCGACCTTGACGCGCTGTTCGACGTGGCGATTCATCTTGTTTCCTCTTCGAGTTCACCGAGAAGCGCGGCGAGCGAAGTGGGCCAAATCTCCGCGAGTACGGATTTCACGCCTCTCGCGAGCTCTTGCGCTTCGGGTTGAGCATGAGCATCGAGTCGGAGTTGGAGGAAATGCGCCCAGTTTCGGAGATTGCCTGTCATCCAGAATGACGTCATCATTGATTGAGGGAGGACTGAGCGAGCTTGTTCGCGTGCGACGCCTTCCTCAACGAGTCGTCGATAGAGAGCGAGCGAGGATGCTTCGAGGGCTCTCATCTCTTTGAGGAGCTCGTCGCTCATGTAGTGAGGCGCGGTGCTCTCGGAGCATTGGAGGGAGCGAGCGCTCTGCGCTCTGAGATCTGTGATGCGGTGTAGGCGAACGTCTTCAGCGGTGTAGCGTCGCGAGGTCTCGTTGTAGCTGAAGGTGCGGTGTCTCATCACCTGTCGCGCGATGTACAGAGGACAGGTGATCCGAAGCGTCGCGGTGAGATGCTCAAAGGGAGATAAGTGTTGGTGATCTGCGAGATACTTGATGAGCTTGGTGTCTCGGGGGGAGAGTTCATCGGTATCGCTTACCTCGTCTTTGTTGAAGCTCACTCGGGCGGAGTGAGCGGGGGTTGCGTCGGTCCCCATGTGATGGAGCTTGGTGACTTCGCCTTGCCCTTCGTAGAGTAGATAAGTGATCTTGTTGAGTTCGTCGTTCATGCGCCGAGTTCCTCCTTGAGATCTTGGAGCTCGCGAGAGAGGACGCTGACGCGCACCTCGAGGAGCTCGACGCGCTCTTCAAGTGCGCGGTCTTCTTGCTCATCAGTCTCGAGCATCTCGAGGAGGGCTTCGAGTTCCTGTTCGGAGTTGTTGAGCTGTTGGGCGGTCGCTTTCTCGCGTCGATGCTCGAGCCATTTGTTGACGAGCTTGACGACGAAGAAGGCGGCGGTGAGAGCGAGCGTTCCCCAGACTCCGAGGACGGAGACGAGTGGCGCTAAAGCGTCGGGGTTGATTTCTTCCATTGGTGTTCTCCTTCGCGGAGAACTTTAGAGTCAGGGGATCGAGTGATCAAGCTCCGCATCAATTTGTTTTGCGATCTCGAGGGTCGAGGCGTCTACTTTGGTTCGCCATTTCGCCTCGTAGCGCTTGCACCATTGAGCGGCATCAGACTTGAAGCGGAGCTGATTGGAGCGTTCAAGCGCACGCTCGCATCTCCGAGCCTCGCTCTTTGCGACTTGTTTCGCGTGCTGAGGATACGCAAAAACGAACACGATCCAGAGTGAGATGAATACGGCGGCCTTCATAGCTTGATGTCCTCGAGGGTCGATTCGTATGCGTATCGTACTGTGATCACCACCTGTTTCGGTGAGCAGAGCTGAACGACGACATCATCGAGCCATGCGACGGTTGTCATCGTCGCCGAAAAGAACTCGACATCTCCGAGGACTGTCGGATATGTCTGCCACTGAAACTCGAGCTCTGCGGGGATCTCGCGAAACCAAAGCCAAGAGCCCAACGAGTCGAGTTCGACGACGAAACATTGAGTCATGTATCGGGTGTGGACTTCGCTGACCTCATATGATTCTCGGTGCTCTGTGCCGAAAGCATGGTCGAATGATGCGTCTTCGCGAATGATCGCGTTGCGTTGAACGAGCTCCGTCCATGTGGAGGGGGTTTTTAAATCCTCGATGATCGTGGATGATGTAGTGTGCATATGAGTTCCTTCTCGGAGTCTTGTGCGTTGGGGGTTTCGTACAAGTACAACACACTCTTCTATGTGTCAACCGATATTTACAAGAACCCTAATATGCTAAGTTTCTTAGTCACTTAGTGATGTTCGATGAGTACATCATTGAACTCATTCACGATTCTCGAAACAAGGATATCTGCATGAACGGAGTACTGATGAGGCGCGTAGTCTTGCCCCCAGGGAACCTTGATAAAGCACGCGCCTCGGCTTTTGAGATCCTCGTATCCGCGCTCATATGCGTATTGCAGCTCGATCATATATTCACGATCCACAGCATCTCCGCCTCCATCTCGGAGGATTGCTCGCTCGGATGCTTTGTGGCAATCGACGTCTAAAAACACAGTGATATCAGGAGGGTCGAGGAGCTTATTGTATTCCCCGAACGCGCGTTCCCAGATATCATACTCAATCGCGCTCAGTCTCCCTACTCTGCGATTCGCTTCAGCGAACGCCCGTTCACCAAGTGTGGAGCGATCCAGCCAGATCGGTCCTTCACATTTCAGAGAGTGATTGTGCGCTTGTCTCAGCGTGCGGACTCGCTGAGTGAGGAGAGCCATCTGATATGTAAATCCCCATCGTTCGGGGTCGGCGGCGTAGTCTGCATGTAGAGACGACGCAGCTTCATCGATGACCGCGCCTCCCAAGTTTTTTCGGATCCATCGGCAGAGCGTAGATTTCCCTGCGCCAATGGTTCCCTCGATCGCGATGACGGGTGAGCGTTGTTCGATGGCCATGTGTTATCCTTTGGTTCTGTGTTGTGATCGTTTACCTTCACATGAGCCCTCTAGGGATACAAGCATTATGAGAAGAGAGTACAGGCCCCAAATGAGAAGACGACCTCCCAGCCGAAACCACAGAGCCGCGAACAAAGAAGCCCAACGATCGGGCGCAAACGCGGAGTACTTAGTGGAGCAAGCGGCGACGCTCTACCGCGTGAGACATGAGGCTGAGGTGCGAAAGAGACATGAGCCTTATCGGCGAGTGGGAGGAGTGAAGGACGGACTCTTTAAGGCCGTGAACACGGGAGCCTCTGGGCCTGATTTCGAGTTGTGGTTGAGTGACGGTCGCGCGGGATTGATGGAAGTCAAAAGTCGCAAAGGAAAAAGAGTTCAACTTGGATGCGTCGGAACTCCTCAGTCTGAGGCACTCGGTCAAATGGTAGCCTGGGGTCATCTCGCTCTCATCCTTGTTAGGCTCGCGGGAGAGTGGTATCTTCTCGATTTCCGAGCGTGGCATCATCCCACAAAACGCTCGTTGAATGCGGAGGACTTAGAGACACGGGGAGCGCGTGTGCATGAAACTGAACACGGCTTCCCCGATTATCTCGCCTCCCTTGATATCGCGATACAAAAGGGGTCAGCGTACCTCGCTGATCAGGAGAAGAGATATGACACACCAAACGAGGACACTTGACGACCCTCAACGCAGAGCGCTCGCCGATTTCAACTTCACCCAAAAATACGCGAGATATCGCGCAGATCTGGGAAGGCGCGAGACGTGGAGCGAGGCGACCTCGCGCGTGATGGAGATGCACCGAGAGTTTCTTGGAGAGCGAGCTGACGACCTCACAGTTGAGCTCTCCGAGATCACGCGCTTGATCAACGAGCGGCGCATTCTCGGGTCGCAACGATCCCTTCAATTCGGAGGCGACGCGGTATTAAAGAAACACGCGCGATCATACAACTGCACCTCGTGCTATGTGGATAACCCTCATCGATTCGCACAAGCCTTGTATCTGTTGTTATGTGGCGCGGGTGTTGGTTACTCCGTCCAGCGCCATCACGTCGCCGCGCTCCCTGGGATACTCGGACCTAGTGTGATGAGTGGGAAGCGTCATCAGCCTCATGTGATCCCTGACTCGATCGAGGGATGGGCGGATGCGCTCGACGCTCTGATCATGGCATACGTCGACCCCGACGCTTCGATCCCGTCGTTTGACTTCTCTCTGATCCGAGAGAAGGGGGCTCCGATTGCGAGCTGCGGAGGCAAGGCCCCCTCGGCTTATCCGCTCAGAGTCGCGTTGACACGAGCGGAGGCGCTCTTAATTTCTCGGGGAGGTGCGAACCTTCGCCCCGTCGATGCGAGTGATCTCATGTGCATCCTCGCGGATTGCGTGCTCGCGGGAGGAGTACGTCGCTCTGCATTGTTGTGTCTCTTCAGCGCTCACGATGAAGAGATGGTCGAATATAAGAGCGAAGCGGGATGGTGGGATCAGTACCCTTATCGCGCTCGAGCTAACATCTCCGCGCTTGTGCTCCGTGACGACGATGCAGCTGAAGCCAAGTTTGAGCGCATCTTCAGATCAACGCGCAGCTTCGGAGAGCCTGGGGTGATTTGGGCTGACTCGACGGAGATCACGTTCAATCCATGCGTCGAGATCGGAATGTGCCCTGTTTACATTCGCGATCCCGAGGGAACGGAAATCAGTGAGTATTCGCTAGACCTACTGGACCCCGCACTTCGGGGAGCGTGGGAGGAGCAAGGGTATACGTTCGAGAGCGCGTGGCAGTTTTGCAATCTGTGTGAGGTCAACGCGAGTGCATGGGAGAACATGAGGGACGCCGAGACCGCTGTATATTTCGCCACGATCCTCGGACTCATCCAAGCGAAATACACAGGCACTGAGGGGGACTATCTCTCGTCTACAGCGACCCGACAAATCTTGGAGAGGGAGTGTCTTCTCGGCGTATCGTTGACGGGACTGAGCGGTGCTCCTGCATGGGCTCGGGATCGTGCGACCCTGCGACATCTCGCGGAGATCGCCTCGCGCACAGCCTCGCAGAGTTGGGAGCGCGTCGGTCTCTCGAATCCTCCCGCACGTGTCACGTGCGTCAAACCGAGCGGCAACGCGGCTGTAAATCTCGGTTGCGCGAGTGGCGTTCACCCTGAACATTCGCGACGCTATATCCGACGCATCCAAGTCCCGAAGCATTCAGCGATCGCGCAAGCATTTGCTCAAGCGAATCCCCATGCGGTGAGTGATAGCGTGTGGAGCTCCTCGGGAGAGGACTATTGTATCGAGTTCGCGATTGAGGCTCCCTCGGGAGCGCTGACTCGCGATGACCTGAGCGCGACAGAGTTCTTGAGCTGGGTCAAACGAGTTCAAAAGAGTTGGGTACATGTAGGGACTTCGCGCCCGAATAGCGTCGCGAACCTAACTCACAATGTCTCGAACACATGTACAGTCTCGGAATCAGAGTGGGATGACGTGGCTCAGACGTTGCTTGACGGTCGCTCAGACTTCGGAGGTGTCTCGTGTCTCGGAGCGAGCGGAGACTATGATTACCCTCAAGCCCCGTTTCAAAAAATCTATGATCCCGATGAGATCGAGATCGCAGACCTTCATCGATTCAAAAAGATCGAGGCTGTTGAGCGGTGGCAAATCCTCCGAGATCTCTATCAACCCGTGGATTACTCTGAGGTCTTTGAGTCAGAGGATAACACGGAGATGATGAGTGAGGGAGCCTGTGGAGGAGGTCAGTGCGAGGTAGGCTTTGAGCGACGAGACATTGATTTACGTAAGTAATTCAAACGCTTACTGACTCTCTGAGCATAGGCCCTCGAGCGTGGTCCATCTCCTCCAGCGTACCACATGAACGCTTTACTCTCGACCCCTCGAGCACGCTTGAGGTAATACGCCATCGCATCGAGGCCCGCCTCGATTTCGTTGCAGTTGCCTTTCTTGGGACACCAATAATGAGGCAACACTTGAAGAGGCCCCACTGCGCCAGCGCTGCTTATAGGACGAGTGAATCGGGATTCTTCGGCAGCGATCGCCACCGCGATCATGGGATCCAGCTCTCGAGCTTTCGCGCGGTGTTCGACCTCGCGACATATATCGAGCGCACGTTGAGCGGGGTCACTTCCGATCTGCGCCCCATAGATTGAGATAACAGCGATTAAGCAGAGCATCGAGTTCCTTCCTGTGTGTGTTATGATACGATTGACATATAGGAGAGGAGTCAAGATGTCACGAGTTTTATTACCCTCGAGCCCAAAAGAACGACGCGCACTGTCGCGCATGTCATGTGTCTTCTTCGACTCGTATTACTGCGGGATGAGATACGCTGCGCATCGCTCGAGGTGGTTTGATCAACTCGATCGCACATGGGAGTCCGCCCGAGAGCAAGGCGACAAAGGGCGTCAGCTTGTGCTCGCGCCTCGCGATCACGGGAAAACTGAAGCCGCGATCTCTTACGCAGTCCGCGCGATCGCTCTGAATCGCGACGTAAGAATCCTCTGGATCTGTGAGTCATCGAGCCAAGCTGAGAAGAGGATGAGGCGAGTGAAGGCGCTCCTCCGCTCCGAGCGCATCGTCTCGGATTGGGGATCAGATGCTTCGATCGGTTGCCTTCCCTTCGAGGATGAGAATACGCCTTGGACTCAAACTCAAGTGTATGTCCCTCGCAACCTTGAGAGCGTCGATCCTACGATCACCGCGATCGGCTCAGGGGGAGCCGTGACGGGAGCTCACTTTGATCTCGTCCTCGCCGATGACCTTGAGTCCGATATGAGCTGTCACACCGCAGCACAACGCGCGAAAACTAAGCGCTGGTTCAAGGCCACAGTGCTCCCGATGCTCTCGCGTGGAGGCTTGATCGCCGTTATCGGAACTCGTAAACATTATGATGATCTCTACGGGGATATGATCAATGATCCCTCATGGGCTCTGATCGAGGACCCAGCGATCAAACGCATGCCGACCTCATACAGCTACGAGACGGAGACGCGCGAGGGGAGAGAGGTAATCTGCGGAGTCAGCATCGAAGGAGAATCAGAGGTGCTATGGCCCGAGGAGCGTCCGATCGAATACCTGCTGAGGGAACGGCGATCGATGGGTGCTCAACTCTTCAGCCGCGAGTTTCAGCACGCGGTTCAAGATGACTCGGCTTCTGCGTTTCGATTCGAGTGGCTCAGTGATGCCAAAAATAGAGGGAGCGAACTGTCGATGTATCAGATCCCGCCGCACGTAGAGCGCTTGGAGATCGTGCAGGGATGGGACTTCTCACTCGTGCAGAGCGTCGCAGAAGCAGAGGCACGTGACACAGA